AATCAATGTCTACGCGCCCGCCGTCCCACTGCACCATGATGTCTCCGCTGGCGTTGCGGGTTGCAATACCCGCAGCGAGCAAGCACGCTTCCATATTTGACTTGGTCGATGTGCGTAGGAAATAATCGATCATGTGGACATCGCAATCAGTTGCGCGCTGGTCAGCGCGGTTGGGTAATACTTGATTTGGCGAATACTGCCGTTAAGAACTGTAATTAAATCCGTAAGCGTTGAGCCATCGGTGCTACTTCCACCAAGCACAAGCCATGTTGGCGAGACGCTGAACGCAATCGCTGACGATGTGGCAACAGTCCCGCCGTTCAAGCACAGATTCACGGTTGAAGTTGTGCCTGTGCCGGGGTAAGCGAACGAGAAAGCTCCTTTAGTTCTTGCGCCGCTTGTGATTGAGTTGGCTGTTGAAACGCTGTTCACCGCTCCGAAATCCGCAACCTTTAAAGCACCCGCCGCGCTGACCTGTTGCAAATGCAAATGCTTAGTTGTTTGATCGCTAGTCGAAATGACGCTGCGAACTGTCGAAGTAATCCCGCGCACGCCACCGTGCCAATCGACAAAGAATGTTCCTGTAGTTCCACCCGTGAACCAACTCGAAAAGTTGGTGCTGGTCATCAATGCGAGATCGGGGTTGCGGGTTACTTGCCCTGTGGTTGTGGGAATATAAGAACTTGCGCCTGTGCCTGTTTCAAGTTGAAAGCCCCACAATTCAGCGTATGAAGAATTGCAAGTATATGAAATTGTGTAAGTAGTTCCTGTTCCTGTTGCTAAATAAATACTTGGAAATCCACTTGCGTTTACATTTGCCCATGTTGCCTCACACCTGTACCAACCATTTGGGTATGCAGTCATTTTTGTATTTGTAAAAGTTCCCGCAACAACAGTTGCAACACCTGTATCTAAATTAAACCCTGCGTCTTTACCGCCGCCATCGCACCGCCACATTACTTTGCTTCTAGTTCCTGACTTAGCCCAAAATGAAACGGTGTAAGTTGTTGATGCTGCTATCCCCGCACTAGCACCGTTTATTTGCAGTTGACCTGTACTTGTTCCGCTTGCGGGTTCAGTTAATCGTCTTGGTGTGCTTGTATTGTCGGGAGCGGTTGCCGCTGTTCCTGCCGCATTTGTCCCTAAAGATTGATACCAATATGTTCCTGTAATTTCAAATGTTGCGCTGTATCTTTGTAGATTTGTAGCCGCGCCCTCAATCAACAACCCCTTCGCCGCCAGCGTCGTCGGGTCATAATCGAATCGCGCTTCATTCGCTACCGCCGTAGTGACATAACCCGACGAATTAATGTAGGTCGCCGTGTTGGCTGATCGTGTCAGCACCACGCGGGGATCCAAAGAGCCACCTGTAAAATCCAAATTCAGCGTAGAGCCGTCGCCTTTGCGTTTCATGAACGGAACATAGGAATTTCCTTTCATCGCGGTGTTGCTCCCTTCTTCACGGCTTTGCATGGCACTGCTTTAGTGCAGCAGCGCACTTCATCCTGCGCCCACTCTGCAACACCGCCAACAACCCAATCGGTGGCGGTGGCATCAGCGACATCGTGGACATCTCCAGCAAGAAATATATTCTTGCCGTCGGCCGCAGTATGAATCATTCGCACCTTCGCCATAAATCCCCGGCACGCATTTCTGCGAGCCGGGGGTTGTGTCAATTCAGTTCAGTGATTATGCGCACTTGAGCGCAGTGAAAGCCAATGTCGGCAAAAGCAGTTTGGAATCGATGCGGCTGTTTGCCACGATTCCAATCTCGTTCGTGGCCGCGTAAAGTTCACGAAGCACCTTTACTTCGTAATTTTGCGCGCTTGCAAACAAGCAGTAATCGAACGCACCGAGCAGACCAACAAACTTGCCAGTGGCAAGAGCAGCGACCGCAGCGGATGTGTACACAGGAATGCCCATGATTCGATCTGGCTCTGGAGCAGAACCGCTTCCGCCGTTCTGATATCCGTTCTGCCAGAAGTACGCAGGAGCAGCCGCGCCACTTGTGGTGGTCGTCACTGGAGTCGTCAACGAACGCAATGCTGCGAGAGTTGAATCAGCCACGATCATTGCACAAGATGGATGCACGCGATATTGACGAGGCAATGAATAGACCCAATCAATGATTTGTTGCGCTGTGATGGTTGAAGTACCCGCCGCGCTGGTTGGCAGACTTGTTGTGTTGAACAAAGAGGTCGGAGCACCGCTCACATTGGTGTGAGGCAAGAGAGCCAACTCTTCAGTCTGAGCAAACACGCGAGCGAATTGCTCTTGCATGATTGATGCGACGCTCATGTTTCCGCGAGCAGTCGTATCCTCAACAAGTTCATTCGAGATGCGAACAATCGCACTTAATCGCTTTGGTGTCAAAGTGATTTTGTCGAATGTTGGTACTGCTTCAGTCGGGGCAGTGGCCTCGCCTGGCCAGTAGGCCGTTGCTGTCGTGCCTTCGTAAACGAACTCACGAGAGAACGAACCAATATCCAATTTGCGAGCCAAATTGCGCAGGCAAGTCATCGTTTGGATCTTGGCCGTCATGGCCGCGTCGTACTCGATTGGCATCAAATAAGCACCACCAGTGCCCTCATTTAATACGCGCAATTCCATTGGGTTGGTATGCTCGCCACGCGCCAAGTATGAATTGAAAGCGTCACGATATTGCTCTGATGAGCGATGCTCGATTGCTGCAATCTGCTTCTTGGCGGTGTTCTCAAAAGTACGCTCGCTCATGCGAACCTCAGGAGCGGCTGGAGTCACGGTCTTATCCATGCCCATCAGTTCCTGATTGCGTGTGCGCTGTGCTTCAAGGTTTGCGTATTGCTTCTTGAGATTGGAATATTTCGATTCCATTTCTGGCAACATGCCATCCTCGCTTGCATTGGCCGCATTAACGAGAGCACTCATGTCATTATAGACCTGGCCCATCTTTTCACAAATTTGTTTGTATCCGTCGTTTGCCATAGTAAAAATCCTTCTTGTTATGCCGAGCGAGAGTCGATCACCCCAACGCTGGGGCAACAGACACGCACGCTCGACGATGAATGTCTGTGAGAAAGTTTTAAGAGCGTGTCACATTGAGCACGCCCGAAGTGTTTAGCAAGCATCCGTCTGCCCGAACTGTTCCCAAAATGAGCGTCTCGTTCGTGTCTGCGTAGACCTCGCTATAACGAGCAACTTGGAAAGAGCCAGGATTAGTGACCAATAGATATTTTGTTGGATCGAAGAACATTGCGATCGTGTCACCACTGGCAGGAGTCGTCGCAGCCAATCGTGCGTAGACCAGTGGTAGACCTTCAACAGTCGTACCCTTTGCCATTGAACCCGCAAAAGTTGGGAACAGAAGCGGAAACGCTGATGGATCCCATGATCCGAGTGTGCGACTGTTGATGACAGCGAGACAGTTCTTCCACGATTCGTATGTGATCGGCTCAAGAGCGGAGTTTGTAGAACCCCAAGCCGCGCTGAGAACATCCTTCATGGTGTTAGTTGTCGCCACGCCAGTAGACGCAGTGCGGGAATTGGTCTTTGCAGTTCCCCATGCGCCTTGGCATTCGGTGCTTCCAGCACCGATCAAGATCTGATTGTTGACCTTGCCGATAAGAGCACCAATGATTTCTCTTTGCAGCCATGTTTCAATGCTTGCCGCTGCGTTAGTGTCAGATAGCAATTCATTTGAAACCCGAACGCCAACAGTAATCTTGTTGAGGCTAAATGTGTATTGAGTTGTTCCTGAATTGCCTTGATATGGTCGATTGAATGTCGGACTCTGCAATGTTCCGACTGATTGCTCGGCGACTCCAGTTTGAACAGTGATGTCGTTTTGATAGATTTGAGCCACAAAATTAGTTGCACTCTCTACCTTTTGAACACGACTGAGAATTGTGTCCTCGTCAATTTCATGTTCGAGCGACTTCGCCCAACCTGTTGGAGAGAGCAGAGATCCGCCAGTGCCGATGTTCAGCACGCGCAACTCAGCATCGCTCAAATATTTGTGTCCACGCAAGACATAGGTTTGGTATGCGTTCGCATACTCTGGACTGTCAACTCCATATTTTTGATTGTCGTTCATTCAAACTCCTTGCGTGTATAAAAGAAAACACGCAGCAAAATGCGGAAGGTCTAAGTACGCATCGGGCCAGCGTGCTCTCGGGGAGTTCGCGGAAGTCCGCTCTCGTGATCGATCGCCGTCAGGCAGCGTCGGTCGAGGCTCTATTCAGTTATGCAGCCCATTATCGCAAACGGATTTTCGCTCGCAAGGGGGCAATCTCAAAATTGTGGAGGCAGATAGATCTTTCGAGCCTTCTTTTTCGGTTGCTCGGCTCGGGCTTCGACGCTGGTTGCGGGGTTAGCGGGAAATGTCACGACCGACACCTCGAGCAACTTGGCAAGTTGCACCACTCGCGTGCCTTTGGTTTCGCCCTTGGCAGGTGGCTCGTAGGTTTCCTTAAGGCAGATAAACCCGAACGAGCACTGCGTCACAATGCCTGCACGTACCAGCGCGTGCGCTTCCTCACTTGTGTCGGTGTCGGGCAAGTCGCACTCAAAGCACAGACCCGAACGATCTGCATAGACTTTCAGGTTGCCTGCGCTCACGCGACCCATCGGCTTTGCCGTATCGTGGTTCCAAAGCAAAGCGATCTTGTCGCCGTCGGCTTTGATCGATGCGTCAAAGCATGTCGGCTCTAAACGCTCGTAGCAGTTGCCCATGTCGTATCGCTCCCAATTTGCGGCGATGCCGTTGAGTCGTAGCGGCTCACCGGGCTGCGGTTCGGTTTGTTCGATGCGGACTGCGCCAGCCTTGCGTGTTTCGATGTTGCTCATAGTTGCTCCTTGTTAGTTTGAATGAGTTCTTGAATCAGGCGCGTGGCTAGTGCCACGGCCGTCTCGGTGTGTCCTGTGAGATGCCAGTCTGCATTGCGTGCCTCGGTCTTGATCGACTCTGCGAATGCGTTGGCGATGGCAATGCCGTCGCTTGCGCGGTCGCTGTGACCTTGCAAAACCAATAGCCCGCGCATGATCGGTGCGATCTCGCTTGCGATGCGTGCGACATCGGGTATCC